CCGAGCGGGACTCACCCGCATATACCCCCCGAGCTTCTCTTGCAGGTTCCGGATAGCTGCCAGCACCGACTGGTTCACCACGCTGATCTCCATCTGCTCGTTCGCTATACCCGACGATACCAGGTACCTTGACAGTTTCGGGCTGTTCACCTGTCGGCCAAACCAGTCCGAGAGAGCGTCCGCGACAGTATCTGTTGGGCCACCTTCGTACTCGTCGATCCATTCGTCGGCAAGCTGGCACAACAAATCTTCGCAGGTCACCGCAACGTATTCGTTCTTTTCCGAGACCTGTTTCACCACCTGGATACGGAACTTCTGCAGGAGCTCGTACTCATGAGCGCTATCGCGTAACCAGACCTGGTTCGGCGTCTCGAGATCGGCACACACCTCGTCCCATGCCGGATACGTGAACTCCAACCGGTCCGGAACGTTTGTCTCCTGTGTCCAGACGGCTTTATCCCACCAGGGCAGATGCGCTAACAGCGTGCCGGTTTTGGACCGGAGCTCCAAGTGGTACTCGACCGTCCGGTACGCAACGGTCACCGCGGCTACGCCGTGCGCGTACAACCCTTCTGCATACAGATGTTCCGCGTACACGGGTACTCCCTACCCTTCCGGTTCCCATCCTACCGACTGAGCGAGCTCTGCCAACGTCAACGTCGGATCGATGTTCAACCGGTCCAACCGTTCGAGCACCGCTACCACTTCCGCTTTGACAAACTCGCCTTTCGCTGTGTTCAACAGTATGTTCCAGACGGTCTCGTTCCCTGAGCTCAGTATCCGACCGACAACTTTGTCCGGATGCTGATGTACCCATCTCGTTACAAGCGTGATTTCTTCTGCAGCAGCCTCTATCGCCATCGGTTTCTCCTCTATCATTTCACGTACATAAGCTGTGTACCAGCAAGATGCAGCGTCGCGTCAGCTACACCGTCGTCAACCCGGGTGATCACCAAATCAAGCACGTCATGAGCTTGCAAAGTTTCTGTGAGCTTGTACACGACACGTCGAATGTTCGTTGTCGAATCGCCGTTCCATATCTCGCTCACGTTTACAGGATCGGCGGTATGATCATAGGTGGTAGGCGTGTTGTCAAACCCAGCGCCCACGCGATGCTTGAATGTCTCGAGATCGAGCGTGACATTGTCTTGGGCGGCCCCAAGACTGTAGTACGCGATGAACCAACACAAGTTCGCGTCACTATCGTAATCGGACGGGATGACGGCAGACGTCGCGATCTGGTCGGTGTCAGCGTCTGTCCAGGAAATCATCCGAGTCCCAAGCGCTGGATCGGTATCGGCAACGTCAAGACATTCGGTATCGGTATAATCCCACCATCCGGCGAGCGGCAAGTTGATATTGCCAAGCCGATCATCGCCCGATTCAAACGCCCACTCTTCCGGGCCCTCTACTATAAATGCTCCGTCAAAATAGGCGGTCACAGCAGGATCGTTCGCGTCAATAGCCAGATACATAGCGAAATTTGTCGCATCACTTGTCTGGCCGATAGCGAGCGTTAGCAGTTCCCATGACGAACTCCCGGTGTGGTATTTGGTGGCATAAGACGGTGTTGTGCCATAGGCTACCGTAAGACGCGCTTTGTTCGCGGCATCCGCCCAGACCCACGTTCCGAACGTCCATGTACGGTTTCTCGATAGTGTCGGTGTTATCGGAGAGATTTGCGTCACGTACACCGTACTGTCGGTCTTACCCGTGATTTTCGCGGACGCTTTGCCGCGTTTGATCGTTGTCGTTTCCTTCGCGACGGTTGGACTTGATATTTGACCCCATCCAGTCGGCAGCGCTGAGGTTCCGCCAAGCCACGTCTCGAAATCGCCGTTCGCTATCAGGTTCTTCGGGTTCGCTGCCCGGAACAACCGGCTCGGAACGTTACTGCCGAGATCGCCAATCATGCCGTGAGCCTTCACGACGTCTGCTGCGTTATCGCCTAACTGGACGTTACCGGGAAACACTACGTTACCGCTATCGTCTATTGTCGGCAGGCTGTTCTGGACTTTCTTCCCGTCCGTCCCGTCGAACCGGACGATAGCATGATCTGTCGCGCTGGCCGGTCCTTCCACCCGTTGGTTGATCGCCGTCTCGAGTTGTTGCGAGGCACCCGCTGTCGGCAGATGGTCAACGATAGTGCCGGCATCAAACGGTAACGCTGACGTCCCTTCCTGAGCGCGTGTGACGGTCAGGGTCGCACCGGACCTGGTCGCGGTCATGATCTCGTACCCCTGAGCGCTATCCCCGACCTGGACCGCGAACGTACCGGACGACGGCAGATCGTTATACCCGCTCACCGTGGTCACGTCGAACGTGGTCTGCGTATCGTTTATCGCACTATCCAACGTCGCTTTCGCCCGGTTGGCTTTACTCCAAAACGTTGTCCCCATCTGTCATCCTCCAAGATACCGGCGTCGGTACTCCACTTCGAGCGTCGAGTTGTCCGCACCTGTCAACAACATCTCGTTCCGGACACCTGCGGTGAGCACAGGAAACGGGCCGGTATCGCAACTGCCGATAACGTTCGTCCATGTGGTACCGCTATCGGTACTTTTCTGGACGCTCATCAACGCCGTGTTGATCCGCAACCAGTGACCATCCGCTAAGGCCACGTTGTAGACGATCTCTTCATCCCGCGTCACGTTCTTGACCTTCACCGTGGACTCAGTCCCACCGGCAGTAGCTTTGATCGTATAGACTGGCGTGGCGAAACAGTTCCCGCCAACTGTCGCTGCCACATCGTCCGGTACGTAGAACGTGAACGCGTTGCTGGTGGGCGTATAATTCTCCGTCAACAACTCCGTGCTTTCGGCTATCGGGTTCGCACAGATGAACGCCAGGGTCAACCGGACTGTCCGGTCGTTTATCACCTGGTCTAACGACGGCCGGTACAACCGAGCGTTCCACCGTTTATGCCGCCACCCCGCAATGTCGAACACCAACGTCTTGTCGCTCTCGACATCGAACAGGGTATGCATCGCTTCGATTTTCTGCCGCAGATCGGACGGGCTCGCGCCTCGGACGGCGACCGTCGCACCGAACACTATCGGCCTGTAGGTTTTGCCCTGGCTGATCCCGCCACCGTGCGCTACTTCCTGGACGTCAACGTCCGGGCTCATTATGGCCGGGACCGGATGACCTTCGAGCACTATCCCGTAATTCGCTCCTGAAAGGTCGACCCCGTTGTAAATGATACTGTCCATCATACCCTCGACGTCGAGAGCCGTTGTCCTGATTGTCGTAAGGCTTCTCTGATCTGTTCGGCTAACCCTTTATTGATCGCGTCGACATCGTCCTCAGTCCGCACAACAAACGTGTTGCCACTCACCGTCACGTTCGGCTGCCACGGGTTGCCGCTACCGACCGGGTTGCCACCGCCGCTCGCACCGCCGCCACCACCGAGCTTACTTATGTCCACTTGGGACGGGACCTCCATTATGCCGAACCCGCGACCAGCCGTGAAATCGGGCATCGACCGGAACGTGTTCATATAACTCGATTCGCCACCTCTGCCAAGCCAGCCGATACCAAGACTTCGCGTTACGCTTCCGAGCTGCACGATACGGTGTGTCGCGGCCTGCATGTGACCCTCAAACCCTTTTCGCCATGTCGTTGTCGCTGCAGCCATCCGGTTGAAAGCGTCGACCCACCACGAATGGCCGCCCATTGCGTTCACCTCTAACCTGAGCGCGTATATCTGATCCCGCACATGGCTGATGTGCATGATCGTCGTCTCAGAATATTGCCGGGTCGTCTCCTGCATCCCGGCCATAGCGCCAGACCACACGCTTTCTGTCTCCTTGATATCCCCCTTTTGCTGTTGGAGTTCTCCCGCGATGGTATTCACCATGTCCGTCACAGACATCGAATGGTCGGCGTTCAGTTCCTTGATACGCTCGACAAGTTTCTCCCTATCGATCTGGGCGCCGCTCTCAGCCTCCACCTGCTCGTGGATCAGGCCAATCGCCCGCTCGGAGAACCCTGTCCGCTGGTGCATCTCATCGTCGAGCAGCCGTTCTTCCTGCTCTTTCAGCCGCTTGCGTTGTTCAGTGAGCCGCTGCTCGGATTCGGCCAACTCGTTTTCGGCACGGCGCCATTCGACAAAGGCATGTATGATCTTCCAGATCAGCACTATCCCGACCGCTACACCCGCCGCGCCCAACAGGAACGTCCCCAACGTCCCGGCTAACGCTGTCAGGCTGAACCCCGCTGCACCTGCCGCACCCGCGACTCCGGCAGCCCCGCCGAGCAACGTACTCAACCCGACGAACGCGATTATCAGTTGACTTGCAAGCAATAAGAGCGACCCGCCCACAAGTAACAACCCGCCGATCGCCCCTGCCGTCGCAACAATGACTTTCGTGAGACCGGGATGCGCTTCTGTCCATCGGGCCAACGCCTGGAAGACTTCGGACACCTTAGTCGCAAGCTGTGTGAGCGCTGGCAATAGCGCCTTGCCAACTGGTATGAGGAACCCTTCAATCGCCGACTTCAACAGTTTCATCTGCCCTTCAAACGTCTGTAGCTGCTGTTCGGCGACAGTCGCTGCCGTCCCACCGGCGCTGTTCAACGATTCCGTGAACGACTTGACCGCCTGGTCGCCTACCTCGAGCAACGATGCGACCGTTGGCCCGGCACGTTGGCCGAAGATGTCCATCGCGTCCGCTGCAGTGAACCCGGCCTGTTTCAGTTTGCCGAGCACTTCGGCGAACGTATGATTTTTGAGGTTGACATCGTCAACAGTTAGCCCGAGCCGGTCCAGAGTCTTGACCAGCTTGTCGCTTGGCGACATGAGCTCCGAGAACGCCCGACGTAACGCTGTCCCCGCCATAGAGCCTTCGTACCCGACGTTCGCCAGTTGCGAAACGAGAGACGTTGTTTCCTCGAACGAGACCCCCGCAGCTTTGGCTACCGGCGCGACATACTTCATCGACTCACGCAGGATATCGACTTTCGCTGCGCTCGTCCCGATAGCTTTGGTGAACACGTCGGCGATCCGGGTGGTCTCTTTGTTCTCCATCCCAAACGCTCGTAACGTCGCCGTCACTGTCTCTGTCGAGAACGTCAGATCGGACTGTGTCGCTGCGGCCAGGTCCATCATCGGTTTGAGCTCTTCGACGCTCATGGCCGCGACGTCGAACCCTTTACTGGACAGATCGTAGAAAGCGTCAGCACACTCTCTAGCCGAGAACACCGTGGTACGGCCGAGCGTCAAGGCGAGATCCGACATCTTGTCCCGGGCAGCTTCAAACTCCGCACCCGACTTCCCGGTCACACTGGCCGCGTTGGTGATCGCCTGCTCGAACGATCCAGCCTGTTTTACGGCAACACCGATACCAGCAGTAATCGCAGCACCAGCCGCTGCAGCGACAACACCCACCTGCCGCATAGCTGGCGCCGCCTTCTGCAAGCTCGACTGGACCTGGGAATAATCTCCCCGGAACCGGATGACGCCGTCACCAATTTCTATCGCCATGGGCTACCACCCTGCATCGATCGCTTCCTCTTCCGTCATGTAGGTTTGACCGGCCTCACGGTACGACCTGCTGTCCCGCTCGATTGACCGGACCAGAGCGTCCGCCATAAGATGCAACATCTCGTCCGTCCAGACAGTCTCGATCTCTGTCAGGCTGACTCCATGCCATTGCTGGAGACATCGGCTGTAGAGGTCTGCTCGTTGATAGTCGACATCTCGTTCTGGCCGGATTGTTGCAGGACCTGAGCTTCTGTCATCCCCATCCCCGCCGCCATGATGCTCGCGACCTTCCCCAAAAAAGGGCCGCTAACTAACCTCGTGATCGCCACCACACCGTCCAGCACCTGCTCGTCTGTCGCGTGCTGTTCGATGTAGTCTTTATGCTGTTTCAGTGACGGGTCGTACTCGTACAGACAGTCTAGGAGATCGTCGTAACTCGATGTCACGGTCATCCTCATGATCCTGACGGCATCGGCGTGTTTCATGTTCACCTGGCCGGTCTCGTCCGCCGCAGCTACCGCCAGAACCATCATCTCGTCCAGGCTCTCGGTAGCTTTTGCGAATGCTTGCCGGAACTTCCGGCCCTGGCGTACCGCTTGCGGCCGGATCGTGAACTGCCGGTCGCCTAGCGTCACCTTGATAGGTTCCCGGCTGAACACCTGCGCTTCGGTCCGCGTCTGGACACGTTCCGGCTTGTTCTTCCGTTCAAACGACCGCGAGTTACCCATGACGACCTCCTTTCCCGTGGACGTGCACCGGTCAATCCCCTACTGGTTGTCACACTTCGATCTTGGTTCGCCGATAGTTGGACGCGCCGCGTGCGCCATACTTCTCTTCGTAACAGATGAACTCGAGCGGCGGTCTTGTCGCTTTCGAGTTCGCCCAACTCAACGGGACGTTCCCGCTTGGCGACACTTTGTATACCTGCCAGACCGAGTTGCGCGTCTTGACTGCAAGCGCGTAGTAGACCCGGTCGGCACCGCTTTCAAGGTAGGTCGTCCCGTCGTACACGTCAGCGATTGCGTACTTCAACACATCGCTGTGTGACCCGTGACAATGCACCAGGATTTTTGAGACGCCCCGCTTGACGATAGGTTCCTCAGTCGGCATCTTCGCACCTGCCGGGGTGATCGGATCGCCTTCCGTGAGCAACGTGAGCTCGACGCCTTCCTCGTCCAGCGTCGGCAGTTCCGTCCATGCCGACCAACCGCGTGTCGTTCTCGCAATGCTCGGGGCCGGTTCTGTACCGCCTGTGAGAGCAATCGCAGTTAGCTGCAGCGGGTAGATCGGTTTTGCTGCCAGCAACGTCTCAAACGTTATTGTGATAGGCGTCCCTGGCAACGGACCGCCAGCGCACGCAACGTCCGCAACACCGATGCTTGTGAGCGCCTCGAGCGCCGCATCAACGTCTGCCGATGCCTCGTCGAAGGTAAGCGCAGTTGTCGTCTCGTCCGTTTCAGCCCCCGGATAGCCCATGTACCTGAGTTTGAACGTCCCGGCAGTGGGTGTGCCCGTCACGCTGAGCGTCTGCACCTCGTTCGCGCTTCCGCCCCAACTCATGCTTGCGCCAACTGTCGGGATACCTGACCCTTCCAGGTTCAACAGAACCTTTTCAGGCGATATCACTACTTCTCGTTCTTTAGCCATTGTCCGTTACCTCCATCCATTTCTTCAGCCATCCAACGGCCCACTGTGGACCGTGTAATACGTCAACACTTTCCGCCATGCGGTCACCGGATCGATAAGCTCCTGGCCATGCCCTTCCTCGGTTGCAGACAGCAACTCGCCGTGATCCGTGTCTTCGCCCGTCCGCCCTTGTAACCGTCCCCGTAACGCACGGTACACCGCCATAGCATCTATCGGATCGTCGCTCCCGCCGAAACATTCCACCTGGAACGATGGGCTTACTGTGGACGACCGGATACGGACGTCACCGCCACGTATCCAGAACACGACTGCCGGTTCTTTGTTCTCGAAATCGTCGTCAGCTTGCGGGCTCCACACGTTCTGTCCGACGATCACCGAGAAGTTGGCCAGGCTTACGGTTGCCCCAAGAACGTGGCTGGCCGCTGTCGTACCGAACGCGCCACGCCGACCGTCTACCGTGAACGTGTCCGTGGACCGTGTCACCTTGACAAGCTCGCTATCGATCTTCACTACGAAACTCCGTTTCTTCGGGAAGGATGTTCCTTCGCCTGCACCGACAGAAAACGTCAGGTCGGTCTTCGCTATCCCCGCCGCCAAGCTCCCGGTCGCCGATGACGCGACAGATTCCATCAACCAATCCATCAGGATCGCCCCCGGGTCTATGTCCAGAATCTCGGTCATACGCTCCCCTCGAGCTCCCGCACCAACGCTTTCTTGGTAGCCTCGTACGCAATGTTCATGTACGGGTCGGGCGGGAACCCTTTCACCTCTTTCGCGAAATGCACCTTGCCGTCCTCACCTTTCCACGCGAGCACTTTCGCTCGTTTCGGTCGGATAGGCTGGCCGCGCGGCCCGTATATCCCGGTACCGATAGCCAGCCAGCCGCCGTACCCGGACGCCGTGGAGACGATCAGCCGGACGTCCACGCCGTCCACCTGAACCTCGTAACTGATACTCCGCATATTGTGGCCAGTACGTTTGGGCGACTCCTGTTTTGCGACGTTCATACCTTCCTGACCGGCCCGTTCGATCGCGACAAGAGTTTTCCGCACTATCTGGTCCAGCGCGTCCGGGTGCATCCGAATCTCGACCTCTACGTTCGCTCGTGCCACCGGTGTTATTCCTTCCCTGCTCTTACGAGCTCGGCCAGTTTGTAGACCAAGGCCGACTCGCCGGTACCATCTCTCACCACTTTGACCTCAAACGTCTGGCCGTCGTATACGACCCGATGGTCGCTCGTGATGGTCTGGTCCGGTTTGAACCAGCATCGCGGGTACATCACCACTGCCGGGACGGAAGCCTGGAGTTCCGTACCATACGGCCATTCGAACCGGCACTTGACGTCCGTCGCCAGGTCAGTCCAGTCTTTGATCTCCTGGTTCCGGCTATCACGACCGACTACCGTGTACTCCCGGATCGTGCAGGTGTGCGGCAAGTCCATCTCGTACTCGGTCGCTATCACGTCCGCATAACTCACGACTGTCGCAACGCCTCGTTGTAAATGATCTCGTTCACGTTCCAGTCAGTCAGCGACTGTTCGTAGTACCCGTCTGCCGGTTGTTCAGCGGACATCTTCCGGTACTCTTGGGCCAGTTTCATCATGATCCCTGGCACTTTCGTCCGGTCGATCTCGTACTCGCCGATCCGCTGGACTTTGGCGTACTTGCCAGCATCGGCAGCGATCGCCATACACGCGTCCGCAGCGGCTAACCAGAGGTCACCGCTGTTCGCGTCTATGAACGCCTGGATGTCCGTATCGTTCGGGAAGATCGTTTTCGCAACGTCGCCGATCCGTAACCTGACAAACTCGACGTCTGTCATCTCGAGCTCCTGTTCTCGGGAGCGGTA